ACTGCTTCGATAGGTTCTCCACCAGCAGTAAAGTCTTGGATGATGAGCGTTTCGCCCAATGCTTCCATTTGTTCTAGCGCTTGCAAGCGAGCAAGTGCATAGCCTTGATAACCAATGATTTGTTTATTGCGGTCAGTCTCTTGGTCAAAGCAGAACAATGGAATCTGTAGTACTCGAGCACGAGTAGGTGTAGGCAAAGCCTTGACTGAGTATCCATAGATAACAGCACCCTTAGTTGGGTCTGTATTGTTTCTGTTTAAACGGAACTTGAACTGTGCTTCGGCTGTAACATCATTAAAGACAGGTGCTAAGTCATAGTCATAGATAGCGGTAGTACCTTCTGGCACTGTCTGAAATGCTATGTCTGTACCATCAATAACACGAAACATATCTATGTCACCTTGTAGTGTTCCTTCAAGGCGCAATTTAATACGCTTCCATGCCTTGTTCTCGAAAGTATCAAAGCGAATAACGCCAGTAGTTATCTCACCTGACTCAACATAATCTGTCTGCGACTCACGCCATAATCCAGAGTCCTCAACTGTAAATGCTTTGTGTCCGTTGGCAAATGTAGCAATAGACCAGATGTAGCCAGTAGTACCTGATGCATAAATATCTTTAGCGTACGCATACTTGCCGCTACCTAATGGTGAGCCAAGGTTAATACGGATAAGTCCTGAGTAACTATCTACTTCACTTTTTACACCAGCCCAGATGTATTCGTTTCTGGCTGTAAATGCATAGACATCGTAGGCTGATTCGTACACAAGCGGACCATAAGATAGGTTGCCAGTAGCATCTGAGATTGCAATCCGCACGCCTTGGCTAGTACCAATGGCTACAAAGGTACCAAGGTATCCATACAAAGCAGTAAGGCGTTCGCCTCGTGGTAGCACAAGTACTGTAGTCATAGTGCTTAGTGCACCAGTGTTATCTACTGAAATCTTAAGGGCGACACCTTCATCACCTGAGAATCCACCGACATAGATAGCAGCACTTGACTCTGTAATACCCATGAATCTAAATCCAATAGGTAAGGTAGCGCTACCATTAACAGCGGTAAGTGTACTGATATTGATACTTGAACCTGTGTTGCGTACCAACTCATAGACAAATGTATTCTTTGCTGTATCAGTAAAGCCCAACATAAAGCGTTGCTTGACATAAGAGATAAAAGCAGAGGTAGCATTGGCTGTGTTAATCGCGTAGTCCTGATGTAAGGCAGGGCTAACGGCATCGAATGAGTAACGCCATACCTTAGTAGGTGTGACCATCATTAAGTCATTACCACCCATTGCAGCATAAAGAATTTCTTCATTAATGGCTGTGTTGTTAATAATTGTTGCTGTTGTACCAGCAGTAGTAGTGGTTGTTACACGGGCTGTAACGGCTGCTGAACCAGTGACTTTAACTAGGTACTCAACGCCACTGATAATGGTAGAGAAAACACCAGAGCGGGCAGTAGAAGCCTGTGTAAGGCTTGTAGAGTGGAGCAGGCTCAACTGTCCTGGAGTCCATGGGTCTACGCCTACTGAGTCAGAGAACTGAAACTTAACCTCATCAGGCGTGCCAACGATAGGCTCTTGGTATGTGATGCCTCCACCTAAGTGGAAGGATGACTGTGAACGAATCCAATAGCCTGAGCCTGACAGTGATTGCTCACCTGGGTCACGGGCATTGTCAAAGCGCTGAGTTCTAAACTCTGCAGTCTGACGGCGGTATGGTGTTGCATCTGTGATGCCATAGATAAACGGCATGCCACCGATAGCAACATCAAACTTGTATGTGGTTGGGTCATAGTAGGCGGATGTTCGACCAGACAGGTCAATTATCACGCGCTCGGATATATCAGGTGGGCGACTTGCCACTATGTCTCCTTAATTAGATTTTCTACCCCAGGATATTTTGTCCCAGATTCTTTCATGCCAGTAATAGATACCAATCTTGACTACTGTTTCCCAAAGCGCAATCAGCGCAGAAAGAGTTCCTTCGCCAGTAATAACAAATACAACAGCAAAAGAACTAAGTGTTCCAAAGATTCTATAACTGAGTGATTTAGTAAATGAACGGGACTTGCTTACTTTCACAAGCCAAGTTCTTTTCTTTTCTGTGTTGCTGAGATTGCATGTATGTCTGCACCTAAATCAACTTGCTCAATCTTGTAGCCAACATCACGCCCATAAACTATGTTCGTAATGTTAGGAAACTTTACAACGAAAGATGACCGTTCTTCGGCTCGTATCCGATTGGCAACTTCTTGATAAGGGAGAGGGTCTTTCTCGCTAGTGCCGTGAGTATCCCTAACGCCAATAACAACCTGTGCTGTACGCTCATGTGCTTTCTCCAATAGTGCGTGGTGTCCCTCATGCCATGGTTGATACCGACCAAGCAATAGGGTTGTAGGTGCCTTCCAGTCATGCAGACCAGACTGAGCAATGATTAAATCTGTTTGACCTTTACTGTCGTAAGACACAAAATGATAGTCAAACTCAGTAGGCTTTTCCCACAGTTTGTTTGTATCTTCAAAGCGACCCTCGGCAAGAGTGTCCATCCAGATACAGATGTCAGGCTTACCGAAGGCTGCACGAGTAGCAGCGGTAGGGCAGATGAAGTCAACAACAACATCTAAGCCTTGGCTAGATAGCATCTTAGCCATCTCACCAAGACGGCGGGCGTGTTCAACTCTATCCTCTGGCGCAAAGCCTAAGTCAGAGTTAATGGTTGCCCGTACATAATCAGCGTTTAAATGTACAGCATTGATGCGGTCAGCCAGAGCAGTGGCAAGTGTTGTCTTACCACTGCCAGGTAAACCGATAATTTGAATAATCATTTTATTGATACTTCTTTTTCTGCCAAAAGTTTTTGCGATATGAATTTGCAAAAGTTCTTCTAAACGCTCTAAAGTTTTTGTAAGCAACATCTGCATTATATGGTTCTTGAATTGATTTCCAGTCATCTCTTTTAATTGGAATTAGTTGAGCAACTGGAGTGCCTGCTTCTATTATTCCTTCAAAACCTTTTTTAAGAATAAAAGGAAATTGTATTGGCTGACTGTAAGTATCAGTATCCACAAAACCGCTAATAGTTCTAAATGGTAAATCAAATCTATTGGACGGGTGTGTGCAAAAAAGGCTGTAACCTTTTGGTGTTGTTATTTTCCAATCGTTGTGAAACTTAGCAACCATATAATGATAATCATCGGGTATAGAAAATCCTGGAAATTGATTGAGGGAGTGCCAAGTAATAATTTCTACCTCAGACTTCCATCTGATGTATGGTTCGTTATTAACTTGCTCAACATATATATCATCATCAAGTGTGAATACATATCCAGAAGTCATTGCATCTAAAAAGGGAACACATTTTTTTAAAGTATGATTATGCATTTGAGCATCTTCTTTCATACTTAATTTTTTTTCGTTATCAGTATATATAGGTATATTTTTATACCACTCAGGTATGAACTTAAGGGCAGGCTTTGGAGCGCTGCCCCCAAGTTCAACTTCCTTTTTTACTGGAAAGAACTTTATTTCTTTCATCTTGTCCCCTTAACATATCAGGCTAATATAGCGTTATATGTTACCATGGACTCATTGATTTTCTCTGCATACCTTGCATTTAAATCAGATTTAATTTGTTCTAGTTCTGCTGAGTTGTTAACTGGCATAGCATAATAATCTATTTTTGGTAACTTAGATATTTCAGCCAAGACTGCTTCATGGTCATAAGGCACTGCTTCAACCCCAAGTAACTGAGATAGTCTAGTACCTAAGATTTCAGGAGTCTGAGTTACTTCCTCAAAAGTAAATATTTCTATGTTGTTTTTTGCTTCAAGTATAGCATCAAGAAACTTTTTATTCTCATTAAATGCTTTGTCAATTTCAGCACCAGTTTCATACTTTCCAGCATAAATATGTGAAGCAACACTATCTAATGGATTACGAACTACAGTCATAACTACATCAAATAATCCAACTGTTTCTTTAAAAGTATTAGGGTTGTGTTGGTACAAATATCCCCATCTTTGAAAAGCCTCTGGAAATAAATGATGTACAGCGTGTGCAGTAAACTGATTTGCAGAGCGTACTGGTGCATCTATCATAATAGATGGACTGGTTGGTTGAAGTATTGTTTGCCAAGGGGTGATAAAATTTGTATTAAATATAGATTCATCTATAACAAATATATCTTTATCTGGATTATATTTATCTCCTGGAGATGCTGTTTTGTTTCTTACACCAGGTGCAGATAATATCCATTTGCCATCTAAATTAAGACTAGCAATAAATTCTTTACCAACGGATTCACTAACTGCTCCATCAATAGAACAGTTAGAATCATCAATAAGTATACAATCTGTTACAGTATTAGTGTCGTCTATTTTTACAAAAGTAGCCATTTAATTAACCTTTCAGGGTCTTATTTCGGAGTCTTAACAATGACAACACCAGAGCCACCGCCATATCCTGTTTGAGTATTGCGGTATTCTCCACCGCCACCGCCACCTTTATTTGCTTGTGGAGCGCCACTACCTGCTCCACCACCGCCTTGACCGCCTGCTCCGTCATTATCGCTAGAGCCACCACCGCCACCTGCGTAATAAACTTGAGTACCAGTAATAGCGTTTTGAACTCCGATACCACCAGCACCTGCTAGTCCTTGGGCGTTTAAATTTTGTTTAACAACATTAGCACCTGCACCACCTGCACCGCCACCACCGCCGCCGCCGCCGCCTTGACCTTGTTGACCACCACTAGCGTAGTAACTACCCGAACCGCCGTTATAGTGAACTTGACCAGTTCCTCCAGTACCTACACCAGAACCATAACCACCTGCTCCACCGCCACCACTAGCGCCATTTGAACCATTGATGTTTACATTGTATGAGCCTCCACCGCCACCACCTACTGATGAGATTGAAGATGTAAAGGCAAGAGTTGTTGTACCTCCAACACCACCAGTAGTACCAGTAGCATAAGAGCCAGTAGCGTTAGCACCACCATTACCAATAGTAACTGTGTAATTTCCAGCAGCAACGCTATTGACTGTACCAGTTTTAAGTTCTCCACTACCACCACCGCCAGAAATGCCTGACCATCCACCAGCACCTCCACCACCTACAACTAGGTAAGTAATGTTGTTTGTACCAGTAGTACGAAGGGTACCACTTGAATTAAATTGCATAATCCAATCAGTAGATGTGCTTATATCCGTACCACCGCTAGAAGTTGCAAAAGGATTTGGCTCATAACGAGTATTGCCATTAAGAAAAGAACCAGAGATGGTTCCATTTTTCATACTAAATACTGGAGTCATTAGGAAATCTCCACTCCTGAAATGTGAAATCTAATACCAGTGGTAGAAGCACTGCCAGTAATAGTAGCAGCAGGGTTAGTTGCTGGGATTACCTGTTTTAAATCTATAACCGTAGTGTCAAAAGCACCGACAGATACTGAAGTAGCCGCTGTTACAGTAGCAAAATCTAATGTAAAGTTAGCAGTGCTTGCAGTAGTATTAGTCACCAAAATATTAGTAACTACCGTAGTCGTTGAAGTATTAGGTTGTGTATATAGGGTTGTGCTTGTTGTCGCTGCTGATGTTCTAGCCAGCGTTTTGGATGTTACAGCCATTAGTTACTGTACCTTTCGCTTAGTAAACGCCCATTATGGAGTTTATTTCTATTGATGTTGTATCTACTACAGCCCAACTTGCAGTTGAACCATCTGTTGTTAAATATTTTCCTGCTTGCCCTGCTTGTGCAGGCACTACATAAACACTTGATGTGTCAAGACTTACTGTTACTGCACCAGATGTGCCACCTCCAGATAGTCCTGTACCTGCTGTTACGCCAGTTATATCTCCAGGATTAGCAGCAACCCATTCAAGTCCTGTAGTTGTTGCACTGTTAACACTAAGGATGTATCCGTTAGTTGAAGCAGCGGTTAGTACGGAAGGTGTTGATGCTGAACTTGCAGAGATTAAAGAACCTTTAGCGGTAAGGATTGTTTTATCAATAAAGTTAGATGTGTCAGGTGCTACAAGGTCCCAGGCTGCACCATCGTAAACCTTCATCGCACTAATGACTGAGTTAAAGTAAAGCGCTCCAGTAATAAGAGCGCCACCGTCATTGTCTACTGTAGGGTCAGATGTCTTAGAGCCTAGGTAGCGGTCATCAAACTCATCGTATGATGTTGCAGCACTATTAGCCGATGTCAATGCAGAACTTGCACTGGTAGATGCAGATGCAGCACTTGTAGCAGCAGCAGTAGCGCTGGCTGTTGCTGATGTTGCAGAAGTTGCTGCTGCTGTAGCAGAGTTGGCTGCACTTGTAGCAGATGTTGCTGCTGCAGTTGCTGATGCTGACGCATTAGATGCTTGAGCAATAGCAATAGATGCTGCGCTGTCTGCACTTGTTGCACTTGTTGCAGCAGCCGTTGCACTTGCTGCAGCACTTGTTGCTGATGTGGCAGCAGCCGTGGCTGATGCAGCAGCAGAAGTTGCTGAGGTTGCTGCAGCGCTTGCGCTGTTAGCAGCAGATGTTGCATAGCCTGCGATAGTTGCTACAGAAGCAGCAGCAGTTGTAGCAGAAGCAGCAGCACTTGTTGCGCTAGTTGCAGCAGCAGTAGCAGAGGCAGCAGCACTAGTAGCACTTGTGGCTGCTGCGGTAGCAGAGGCTGCAGCCGAAGTAGCAGAAGTAGCAGCAGCAGATGCACTAGTTGCAGATGCGCTTGCAGATGAAGCAGATGCTGTTGCGCTATTTGCTGACGATGTAGCGCTAGTAGCAGCAGAGGTTGCGCTGACTGCAGCAGATGCTGCGCTAATTGCAGCAGAGGTTGCTGAGCCAAGGATACTGTCTACATAATCCTTAGGTGTAGCAGATGATGCCACCATGCCAGCGCTAGATAGACCAGTAATAACTGGTGAACCTGAGATAGTTGGGCTAGTAAAGGTTGCACTTGTTGCAGTGACTGTACCTGTAATTGTAGCGCCGTTAATAATAGGTGTAGTAAGAGTCTTTTGTGTAAGTGTCTGTGCCTTGAGAGTTCCAACAACGACACCTTCGCCTGTGACAATACCATGCACATGTGTCTGGTTGGCAAGGTCGAGGATTGTTTGGTCAATATCAAAACCACGGGCAGCAATGTGAGTTTGTTCTTCACGGAACTCACGACCTGATACACCGTGGCGGACAACTGCTCCTGCGGAGTGTGCTACGCCTTGGGTATTATCAGAACCACGGGTTACTGAAAGTGTTGTACCTGAACCAGCAGTTACTGTGACTACTTCTTCTTTAGAAGTATCAGGGTCAACAATAAGTGTGTATGGGTATGATGAAGGAAAGCCAGAGACAGATGCGACAATGAACGCGGTGTTTGCCGCGCCTTGTGCCTGTGCTGGAATGGAACCTGAGAGCGCTGTTTCTACTGCAATCGAGGAGTAGTACCGCGCTGGGGAGCCTGGGTCGCCTGCTGCCATTTTTTAACCTATCTCTGGTAGTGGGAACGGATTGGGTGTTGACGGCGTTGGTTGTCCGCAACTTCGTTTAAACGCTGCTGGTAAATGCTGTACAAGTATCTGGAAGCGTTCTGTCCAGAACCTGTTGGTCGCACACCATCAAGGATGTCTGCAGATGCAGACTGTGGACCAAGGCGTGAAGGGTCCAAGAATGAAACCATACGGAAGGCTGCGCCATAGATGACTACATCTTCTGAGTATGAAGGCAAACCTGTTGTTGTAGCATAGTCATCATTGCCATTGACAAGAAGTGTTGGGCGCTTTGAATAGAATACATGCACTGTCTGTCCAGGCACAATGCCTGCGTAAACGCTAATGCTACGAGCAGAAGTAAATGCATCTGTATCTGCTGAGCGGTCTAGGTTGTAAGCACGAACTGGCATCCACTCTTTTGTTGGTCCTACTGTTGAGTAGGTAACACCAAGTGCGTTCTGGAAATCTGCTGGCAACTGGTATGTGGTTCGTGCTGCAATAAACTTAAAGTCTGTACTAGCAGTAGCAAATACCATTGGGTACATAGCATCAATAGTATTGTTGATAGCCTTTTTAATCTCATTGCGTGGGAACAATGGTGAGGCTATTAACTTTGCGTTTTGGTCATGTGTTGCAGCGGTAGTACCACGCTGTCCACGACCCCAAGGTGCAAGGGTAAGAGTATTGGCTACATTGTCTGTGTTGTTAACGAATACAATTTCATCGTCAATCTGTACATAGCCACGACCAATGCCTGTTGCATCGTACACAGATAGCGTTGTAGTTGTGCTAGTAGCGCTAGTTGTAAGCCAAGTGCTTGGCTCAGTATTTTCTGTGTAGCCATGCAGCACCGCTTCAACGCGGTCTGCTAGTTCATTAAATGTTGAACTCATAGGTTAATGCTCCTTAGGGCTACGACTCCTGATAATCCAGTGGTTCCTGCTAACTCATTACAGATGGCGTTATAGTCTTTGTAATCATCTGGCTGGCGAGTTGAATCAGCCTTGTAATTAAGAGCAGCAATAAGACCCAGACCAGATGTACCAGCCCATGCATTAGCAGCACCTTGTTCTACTTTGTATGCTGTCATTACTGGATATGTGCCACCGTTTGCAAGACGATTAAGTTCGTCTGCTAATGAACTTCCTGCTGCTCCTGTTGCCATTACTTAGCCTTTCGCTTCGCTGCTGCGTTGTCTACAAGGTTTGGATAAGGACGACCAGCCTTCTTTGCTGATGCCTTAGCCTTTGCCTTCTGAGATGCAGTTAAAGGTTTTGATTTCTTGTTAGGATTCTTTGTATCCCAAAATGCTTTCTTCTTCACCACTTCACCTTATTCGCCCAGAACGCCGCGCTCATCTTGCCTTTGGCAATGTTCTTAGCATGGCGTGCTTTGAATGATGCTTGACGGGCTGTTGGCTTTCTATCGCCAGTTACGCCCTGCTGACCAAATCGAATGGTCTTAACTTGATTGCCTTCTTTGGCAACCACAACATGTGACTTAGTTGGGTGAGAAGGAGTACGCTTTGGTTTATTAAAACCAGATACTCCTGCTCGTGCCAACCGTGAATCTTTTTTACTTGGCACGCTTCTTAGCCTTGCCAGCCTGAGACAATGCAATAGCGATTGCCTGCTTGCGGTTCTTGACTACTGGTGCCTTCTTTGGACCCTTTGGGTCTTTGCCTGCGTTAAGGGTTCCGCGTTTAAACTCACCCATTACCTTGGCAACCTTGTCTTTCTTAGGAGTACTTTTCTTCATTCTTGTCATCCTTTTCTGCCATAGGTCCTTCTTCGCCAATGCGAACAATCTTGATGTTGTTATACAAGGCAATGTTTGCCTCTGCTGGAGCAGCGTTTAGTGCGCGACCACCTACACCGTAGGGGTTTACTGAGCCGTAGCATCCACATTTAATGCACATAATTAGTCCTCATCTTCATCTTCGTAGGGGTCGAACAGTGGTATATCGGTTGGGTTAATTGGCTTAGGAAGAATCCAATCAGGGTATGAATCTCTATCCATGATGAGTGTCATACAGATTGACTCAGGGAAGCCTGCCTTCTTAAGCGCCTTCCAGTATTCATTTAGGGCTATGCAGTACTGCTCTAAAGGTGAGTAGTTATCATCAATAACCTGAACCTTTTGCACCTTGTTACTTGCTGGTTTCTTTCTAGCAGCCATGGCTCCTCCTATTTGAATGTTCCCGTATTGCCGTCAAAGGCTTTGCCAACCTTGTCGGAAATTCTTACCGCTTCTTGAACCTTTGCCATGGTTGTTCCTGCTGGTTGAATACCTTGAGCACGAGCATCCTTATAGGCTTTTAGTTCTGCATCCCACTTGCTTGTAGACATT